AATCCACCCGGCCAAGGATTACAGAGGTGAAGTTTGGACTTAGAAAGGCTATGGTGTATTGGGGTTGTGTAATTGAAAAATAAAACTAGCCCCAAATCCTTTTTCTCATTGTCCAATTCTTAGTTTTTCAGCCTTTTTGTGGCCTAACCAGGTGTCCTTGTGAGGCTCTACGAACTATTAAATACTACGGTATACTTAGGATTGGAGGTGGAAACTCTTGGTATGGAAGAAGGGTGAGACAGGAAACCCGCACGGCAGGCCGAAGCTAGAGCTAACGTTGAATGGTCCTCTGCGGAAGCTATTGAACCAGAGGGGGCCGGACGGGCGGAAGAATGCAGTAGCGGTAGCGTTTGCTCTTATAGAGGCTGCATTAGCTGGGAATGTTATGGCTATCCGGGAGATATTCGACCGGGTGGATGGAAAGGTATTGCAGCCCACTTTGGTGTTGGATGAGGCGCGGGTGGAGAGGGAGATCGAGCGGGCAAAGGAAGTGTTCGGCCTTAGTGATGAAGAAGCGGCGAAGTTAAAGAAACTGGCCTTGGCGGAGGCAAGAGAACCTGCTGAGAAAGTAGTTGGGATTATATACTGGACTCATAAACCTATCCTTTTCTATAGAATTATAATTACATAGAAAAAGATAGGTTTATGATGAGGGTATTGGTTTGTGGTGCCGGTGCAGGGACTGAGAAAATAGGGTATTTAATGATAATTAGTAAAGAAGTGTCGAAAAACGCGGGGGTAACATCAAAACTAGTGGTATATAATAACACCAAACGGGAGTTGCAAAATCATAAGCCTACTCAATTCTAGGCAATTAGATTTTGGCGGTGGTATTTAATGCGGGAAGGGTATGTGGTAGCTCGTGGTGTTTGGCGGGTTCTGGCTGCCCGGCGGTTGGAGGGAGAGGTAGGATCGTTCTTCCGGGAGTTCCTTCCCTACTGGAATTTCGTAAACCGGGAGAGTGGTGAAGTACACTCTTTCGCCAGCCTTTGGCCAGGGCAAGAGAGCCTTCTCCAGGTGATAGAGGAGCATGATTGGGTACTGGCCTTGAAGGCCGGGAAGCTGGGATTCACGGAATTGGAATGTGCTTATGATGCCTGGGTGGCTCTATTCCGCCAGTCTAATGCCCGTGTCCATATCTTCAGCCGCGACCTATCCGCAGCCAAGGAGTTGATAGGCTACATACGTTTCGGCCTGGAGAGGCTACCAGAGCCTATAATTCCTCAGTTCTTGGAGGAGGAGGCGGGCGGGAAGACCTCTACCAGTCTTAAGTGGAGAGTGTCGTCGGATGATACACGGTCGATAGTGTCCTTCTCCACGGGTGAGTCGGTCTCCATCGACCAGTCTTGCACCCATGCCCATGTGGACGAACTAGCCCACATGGCCAACCCCGCCAAGATGTGGGCAGCGGTGCAGACAACAGTAGCACCGGGGGGATCATGTCATATCGTCACACGTGGGGCGGGAATGGAAAACTATGTAGCAGAGTTATGGGCGGGTGTGGAAAAAAGTGGGGGTAACACGAAACTCTACCCCTTCTTTCAGCCCTACACCGCCCGCCCCGGCAGGGATAGGGCATGGAAGGAGAAGGAGGCAGAGACTCTTACCACCGCTGGTTTGAGCTTCTGGGCTCCGGAGACTCCCGAGGATGCCTTAGTAGCGGAGGGGGTGGAGGACTTCGTACCCCTGGTCTGGTGGGATGCCTGTTATGATCCTAATCTTCCTCTTCTTCAGCCGGGGAATGCGGAGGTTCCGGTAGTCATGGGAGTGGATGGGGCGGTGAGGGGAGACTGTTTCGGCGTAGTCTTAGTAAGCCGTCATCCCTCCAGGCCGGAGGAGGTGGCGGTAAGGGCCTGTCGGGCCTGGTATCCCCCCAAGGGTGGGGCAATAGAATTAGAAGAGTGTGAGGCTTTCATCCACCAGGTATGCGATCTCTACAACGTAGTATGTCTGGTTTATGACCCGTTTCAACTGGAGCAGATGATGCAGCGGCTGCGAAGGGAAGCAATAGTTTGGTGTGAGCCTTTTAACCAGAAGGAGGACCGGCTGAAGGCGGACAACGGGCTACGGGATGCTATTATCCATCGCCGCCTCTGGCATGATGGGAACAAGCAGTTGCGGGAGCATATAGATAATGCAGCCAGTAGAACTCAGCCACGAGAGGATAGCAAGCTAAGGATGGAAAAGAAGACGCAAAGCCGGAAGATAGACCTAGCAGTAGCCCTCTCCATGGCCCATCATCAGTGTCTTTATCTCCGCCTTTGAGAGGGAGTGAGGCCGAAGCTGGAGGGGTGGGGTGTCGAGACTAAGAGTTTGGTCCGGGAGTGCTTTGATTGACCTCAAAAATCCGCGCTATGAAAAAACCAGCATTATATACCACGAGGGAAAATACGTGCTATGAAAAAATGGGTATTAAAAACCATAGAGAAACTCTGGGGTATGGGAGATATAGAGAAGGGCGATTATATACTGGACTCATAAACCTATCTTTTTCTATGTAATTATAATTCTATAGAAAAGGATAGGTTTGGAGTGGGGGGGTATTTAATGGGATGTAAACGGTGTGGGGTGAAGGTGGGGGTAGGAGATTCGGGATGGGTTACTATACGGGTATTATGGGGTGATACTACTCGGGCCTGGAATCTCTGCCCCGCATGTGGGGCGGCGTTTCGGGAGGAGAACGGAATATAATAGGGGATAGAGAGGGTGCTTATGCTGAGCAATTCTAAGTTGGCCGCCGTCCAGGAAATTATAGAATTCCTCGCCGCTCAAGCGGAGGCGGTTCTGGAGGAAGAGCAAGAGGGTCAGGGCTTCCGCTCTCTGGCCGTTACCTTTATTCTCTCCGGAGCGGCTATGGCTATGTCAGACCCCACCCTGATGAAATTTGTACTGGACGAGGTGAGTCTGGCTGCCCAGGCTGATATTGACCAATTGGCGGCTCAGATGCGGGAGATATTGGAGGGTTATGGGGAATGAGAATTATCGCTAAGACCCTACATCCTGGAAGCCATTGGCCCTTGCCACCTATGACGAAGGATGTGTGGGTGCCTATGGTCAGTGCTCCGGGGGTTCCTGTCACGGTTTGGCTTTGGATAGCGGAGGACGGAAGCCATTGTTCCCGGTGCGGCCTGGTACACGAGGGCTGCAAATGGGGGAGCGACAATGGTAGGGGGTACGGGATATGACCCGGCGTACACGGGGGGTGGTTCGGCGTTCCCTAGCGGAGTTGGATGGCAGCAAAGAAAATCCCACAGGCCTGTCAGTTATAGCCTCACCGCCAGATGTGAATGCTCCCCGCACAGAGCCTCTGATTTTTTTTGCGGCGGCGGTGGGAGATGAGATAACTCCCTGGGGCCGGAGCCCTAAGTTGCGGGACCGTCAGTTGCGGGAGTTCATTCCTACCGAGACGACCTTTGCCACGAGCCTGGGTACGGTGGTGGGGAGAAACATGGCGTTTAGCTGGGCGATAGACGGCGCGGGCCGGACGGCGGCGCGAATGCAAGAGATATTGGAAGAGTCGGACCTGGGCCGGGGATGGACCAGCCTTCTCAGCAAAACCTCCATCGATCTGTATTCTCAAGACTCTGGAGCCTATTGGGAGTTGGTGAGGGAGACAGATAGCCCCACCTCGCCAGTGGTGGCTGTTAATCACCTTGACGCCCTTTTTTGTTACCTCACGGGTAATCATGAATATCCGGTCATTTATCAGGACCGTTTGGGGAAGTACCATCGGCTGGCGTGGCATCAAGTGGTTCACTTTGCCGAGCTACCTGCTCCTTGGGAAAGGGGGTATGGCCTTCAATTCTGTGCTCTCACCCGGCTGATGCGGGCGGCGCAGATCATTAAGTCGATTGGCATTTACCAGTACGAGAAGACATCAGGGCGTTTCAACCGGGCAGTGCACCTTATCCAGGGTGTGACGGTGAAGGAGATCGCTGATGCCAAGAGGTTCCAGGAATCGGCGGCGGACGCGGCGGGCCTGCTGCGTTATATCCAGCCTCTCCTGGTGGCATCCAAAGACCCCAAGGCAAACGTGAAGCATGACACGATTGAATTGGCCTCTTTGCCGGATGGTTGGGATAGTGATAAAGAATACAAGCTTTACATTGCCGAGATCGCCCGTGCCTTCCTGACGGACTATCAGGAGTTTGCGCCGTTGCCGGGTGGCAATTTGGGAAGCTCGATGCAGTCTCAAATCCTCCACCTGAAGACGCAGGGCAAGGGTCCGGCTCTCTTCATGAAGATCATCAGCCGGGGGTTAAACTGGCGAGTGTTTCCCCAGAATGTAAAGTTCCTTTGGACGGAGGAAGACCCGGAATCGGCGCGTATAAAGGAAGAAGTAAAGCTGCTCCGTGCCCAGAGGTACAAAGCCTTGGCAGAGTCGGGTATATTGGATTCCAGGGCAATCCAGCAGCTTATGTACGATGACGGCGATATACCGGAAGAAATCTTCCGGTTGTTTGCCAACCCGGACGTTACATCTGATGTGAGGGCGGGGGATGAGGTCCGGTTGCCAGGACAGAAAGAGGAGGGGGGTGGTGGGTTTCCCACCCCTTTTTGGCGTCAGATTTGGGGCGAGTATCCCTGAGACAGGAGCACGATCCCACGGCTAATCCTTTCGAGGCGGATTATGAAAGGATGGAGGAGCGGTTGAAAGGTTTGATGGCCAAGATACTATCCGGGCGGGGCAAGCAGTTAAGGAAGCTGTTGCAGGAGGAGGCAAAGCGATAATGGGCTTCATCGTCAACAAGGGGAAGAATCACGGGACGTGGGAGAGGCCGCTGTTCATTGTTCACGACGCGGAGCCAGATGGCCGGTGTCATGTAGGGAGGATTAAAAAGCGAGAGGTTATCGACCGGGACACTTTTCTGCGGCGGCGGGGCGAAGATCTCATGAGCTGCTGGTATTGCATTGACGACTGATGCCTAAGCCACTGGACGGGGATGAGGTGCTTCGGCTGTACGACTTGCTTCCCTGGGAGCAGGGCCTTCAGACGGCAATGGGAGATTTCACCCAGGAGGCTTTAGTAGAGGGCGTTCTACAGGCCAGCAAGCTGGGGGTGGGGATAGACTTTACTCTCATTAACCAACAGGTCAATCTGGTGGCCCTGGACTATACCAACACCTGGTGGAAGCAGTTGGAAGGCAATACTCAGTTGGGGTTGCGAAAGGCTCTCATCGAGTCCATCGAACAGGGTCAGCCGTTGAAGGAGTTGGAAAATGCTTTAGAGCCGCTGTTCGGCCCAGAGCGGGCAGGGCGGATTGCGGCTACGGAAACTACGCGGCTATTTGCGGAAGGCAACCGGATTGCCTATGCGGCGGCGGGGATAAAGACGGTGGAATGGCGCACCGCTATGGACGACTATGTGGACCCGGACTGTGCGGCTTTAGAGGGGCATCAGATGCCTCTTGGGGGTGAGGATGTAGTTCCCCCATTGCATGTTTCTTGTAGATGCTGGCTAAGTCCAGTAGTGGATGGCGAAACCTTGACTGAACCAGCCCCTTCTCCGGAGTCTGAATTTGGAGAGGTGACATCTTTCAACCCTTATGATGCGGAGGGAAAAGCAAGATGGTTGGCAAATAAGAAAAAAATCAAAAATGATATGGTTAAGTTTGCTAGGGATCGCATGCCAGCGGATTCTTATGGGGCGGTCAATCCAAATCGTATGAAGGAGAGTATTGAGACTCGCATCAATGAGAGGCTAAGGAAAATGGGAGCCAAACAAGATGCTAGTGAGTGGGTAAGGTCTTGGTCTTATACCAGTTCAGACAAAAACCCACGCAGCCTTTTAATGCAAGAGGCTGCGGCGGAGAAGTTTGGTACTCCCATCCCGGAATTTATTAGTAAGTCCCTCAATTCTATGAAGGGGTCTGAATTTATGACCCCGGCGGCACGTCAGCAGGCACGGGCGGTTGTTGATGCTATTTATGAGGAGACGCAGGCGTGGCTCACGGCTAATGGTATCGACCGGGTAGTGTTGACACGAGGTATGATTTGGGGAGCAGGTGAGGAGATGCCTTTGGCTATAAGAGAATACCTTTTGAAAGAGGTCCAGCAATTAGAGGGTTGGGAGAATTTTTTAGAACATAAATTGAGGACTGGATTGGGTGAGCTAGATATAGCAGAACGCTATGTTGGGAAGAAGGCGTTGTCTGGGGCGGAGATGAAGTTCTTCCAAAACCCTTTGAATAGCTATACCTGGGATGAGGTTACGGCAGAGAAATTTGGCGCATATCAAATCAGTATTGAGGTTCCTGCTAGCCGGATATTCTCCACTGTTGGTACGGGTTTGGGGTGTTGGAAGGAGAAGGAGTTTGTAATAATCGGGGGACTGGATGATGTCTTCTTCAAGTTTGTGGGATTTGGGGGTTAGGTGATGCCAAAGCGGAAGCCGTTCAAAGTAAACCTATTTCTCACGACTGATCTGAATAATGATGATTGGATCAAGGTGCCTTCGGACGTGGCTTATAGTGAGGGCATAAGTCTAGAAGAGGCTAAGGATAAAATCTTGGCGGAGGCTGCGGAGACCCCTTTGGCAGCCAGGTTGCGAGAAGACCGGGATTTTGAAGAGAAGAGAAATAGGAAGCGCAAGTGAACATCTTTGTAGCAGGACACCGGGGAATGTTGGGCCGTGAGGTAGTTCGGGCTTGTAAGAAGCAAGGACATCAAGTAGTTACTTGGCGAAGCAGATTGGAAATCTTACTATTACCTAAAGCTGAGGTTATTATCAACTGCGCGGGGGCAAGGCCAGGGCGGTCGCCTTTGGAGATGGCGATTTCTAACACTATGGTTTCCCACCGGCTGGCTAGCTTTGGGGTTCGTATGGTGCATATGTCTACCGATTGTGTTTATTCCGGGCGACAGACGCCGGAGAAGGATAAGCCCGATCCAATAGACCTCTATGGAGCTACCAAGCTGGCGGGAGAATCCTTTTTGCCGCATGTTCTCAATGTGCGCGGCTCCTTCATCGGCCCGCAGCACGGGTTCTTGCGCTGGATATTAGATCACCCTGGTCCAGAGATTAAGGGTTGGGCGAATGCACGATGGAACGGAACCTTTGTTGTCGAGATGGCTCAGACTCTGGTGGAATTGGCTGAGGGGGATTTGACCGGGACGATCCATGTGTCCAGCCATCAGGAAGATACAAAAGCAAATTTAGTTTGGTACATAGTCAAGAAGATGCGTCCAGATTTGAAGGTGCGGTTTGTGGATGAGCCGGTTATCAACCGAGTGCTTAAGACAGATGTTGCTGTGACTCCGGCGGTGAGATATTTCTTGTGACCATACCCATCACGGTGGCCATTCCCCTGGGTCCAGAGCCTCACTATGCTGATTTCTTGGATGAGTGTTTAGAGAGTGTTTGGTCTCAGACCCATAAGCCAGATGAGGTGCTCATCATAGACGATATGCACGGAGTGGTATTGGAGCCCAGGCCGGATTTGAGGGTGTGGCGGTCTCCTTGGCGGCTGGGAGTGGCCCATGCTTTCAATTTCGGAGTGGCATTGTCTAAACACGAGTTGGTGTTTATGTTGGGGGCGGATGATAGGCTCCTTCCAGACTGTTTGGAGAAGTGCATTCGGACCTATGAGCAATTTGGGAAGCAGGATGGGTATTATGCGGTGCCGGTAGCTTATAGCGATGGACGGGAACAGAATGTTCCTTGCAATGCGGCTATGGTGACAAAAGGTTTTTGGACCAGGACCGG